GAAAGCCATCACGACCCGGCTAGGCTATCAGCAAATCACTTCCCTTAGCTCTTCCACGGCGCTAACGGTCCCTTATGTCGATCTTAACGGCCTAAACTGCCGCCCTGTGATCGCCCTCATTACCCCCGAAGGTCAGGCTGTGCGTTGGCGCGACGACAATGTTGCCCCCACTTCGTCCGTTGGGATGCCTCTTCCTGTTGGTGTGACGCTTCAATATGATGGCGACCTGACCATGATTCGGTTTATTGAGCAGGTGGCTGGAGCCAAGCTCAACATCAGCTACTACGCCTAAAGGTGCCCCATGAACGTCTCGCAGGATAGCGCCCCAATGGACTACATGGACTACTTTCTTAACCAGCTTCCCAGAAACCTGGCTACAATGGCCGCTTTGCGGGATGAGTTGGCTGTTCGCCAAGGAGCTTTGTCTGCTGCACAGGACGCAATTGCCGACCGCGCCAAGGCAGCCGACGAATTGGCTGCCGCTAAGGCTACTGCCGCTGAAATGGTAGCTGGGGCTCAAGACGCCCGCGCAAAATTAAAAGCGGATCAGGCTAAACTTAAAGCTGACCGCGCAGCGTTTGACGTTGCTAAAGCCGATTCAGACGCCGCTGCTGCGGCTCGCGAAGATCTTTTGGCCCGCAGGGAAGCTTCCTGCAACGCCAACGAGTCCCGTCAAGCTGCTATAGCGGCGTCTTTGGACGCCCGCGCGGCAGCTCTTGACGACGCTACGCAGGCTCTTGAAGCCCGCGTGAAGGCTTTCCAGCAAAAGGTGGCAAGTCTTTCCGCTTAACCGACTGGCCGGTAGCCAGGCGCTCCTCGGAGTAACCCATGAACGACGAAGACCTGAATGCCCCAGTGGACGCCCCGGCGCCCATGCCAGAACCGGAAGCTACGGCGGCTCCTGTTGCTGACGACACAAGGCCGGAAGAACAAACGACTGAAACGACCAAAACCTTCACACAAGAGGAATTGGACGCCATAGTCGGCAAGCGCCTAGCAAGAGAACAGCGTAAATGGGAACGGGAGCAGGCTCAAAAAGCCGCAGCCCCCGCCGCACCTTCTGAATTACCGCCGCCTGATCAGTTTGATTCGGTCGAAACTTACGCAAAAGCGTATGCCGAACAAATGCTTAAGGAGCGCGAGCTTCAGAAACAGCGGTCTGAATACGTTGAAGCCTACCACGACCGTGAAGAGGACGCGCGGGCCAAGTACGATGACTTTGAGCAAGTTGCGTACAACCCCAATCTCCGCATCACGACCGTGATGGCCGAAACTATTCAGACATCGGAAGTTGGCCCTGACGTAGCGTATTACTTAGGGTCTAATCCAAAAGAAGCTGACCGCATTTCCCGTATGCCGCCCATCTTGCAGGCCAAAGAAATTGGCAAGATTGAAGCCAAACTGGTTTCAAACCCGCCCGTCAAGAAAACTTCGACCGCGCCAACGCCTATTTCACCTGTTACGGCTCGAAGCAGCGGAGCCCCCGCATACGACACCACTGACCCTCGGTCTATCAAAACGATGACTACGTCAGAATGGATCGCCGCTGAACGCGCTCGACAGATAAAGAAGCTGGAAGCGTCGAAATATCGTTAACCTCTTACGCCTGAAAGGCTGACCAATGGCTAACAGCATTCTTACAATCGACATGATCACCAGAAAGGCTCTGGAGATCCTTGAAAACAATCTGGTGCTTACACGCAACGTGAACCGCCAGTACGACGACAGCTTCGCCGTTGAAGGTGCGAAGATTGGCTCCACGCTGCGTATCCGCCTTCCTGATCGCGCTCTCGTCACCAATGGCGCGGCGCTTCAGGTTCAGGACGACAACGAGCAGTACACGACCCTGACTGTTTCTACCCAGAAGCACATCGGCGTGAACTTCACCTCCGCCGAACTGACCATGCAGTTGGACGATTTTGCTGAACGCGTTCTGAAGCCTCGCGTTAGCCAGTTGGCTGCCAGCGTGGACGCAGATGTGGCAAATGCCTATCAGAACATCTACAGCTCGGTTGGCACCCCCGGCACGACCCCTGCTACTTCGCTTGTCCTGCTTCAGGCCCAGCAGAAACTGAACGAGTACGCCGTTCCTATGGACCAGCGTTACGCTACTGTGAACCCCGCTGCCAACGCCGGTCTGGTCGAAGGCATGAAGGGCTTCTTCAACCCCACCAGCACAATCAGCCGTCAGTTCAAGACCGGCATGATGGGCGAAGGGGTTCTTGGCTATGACGAAGTCAACATGTCTCAGTCCATCGTGCAGCACACGACCGGTTCGCGCTCCACCTCGGACACGATCCTCGTCAACGGCGCTGTCACGACGCAGGGTGCGACCACCATCAGCCTCGATGGCGGCACCGGCTCGGCGACCATCAAGGTCGGCGACGTGTTCACCATTGCTGGCGTGTACGCGGTCAACCCGCAGACCCGTCAGACCACCGGCAGCTTGCAGCAGTTCGTCTGCACCGCCACCGCCACTGCTTCCAGCGGCGCTTGGACCGACGTGCAGATTTCGCCCCCGATCTTCACCGCCAGCCAGGCTCTGGCTACGGTGGATTCGTTCCCGGCGGACAACGCTGCTGTCACCTTCCTTGGTGCGGCCTCCACCGCGTACCCGCAGAACCTTATCTACAACAAGAACGCCATCACGCTCGGCACCGCCGATCTGCTGATGCCGCAGGGTGTGGATATGGCGTCTCGTCAGGTTCATAACGGCATTTCGATGCGTATTGTTCGTCAGTACGACATCAACAACGACCGTATGCCCTGCCGTATCGACGTTCTCTACGGCTACTCTGTGATTCGCGCGCCTATGGCCGTGCGTATGTGGGGCTAACCACTTTTATCTGGGGCTGCGGCCCCAGATCTCCCTCATCAACTCTTTAGGAGAATATCATGGCTCTTCCGAATGGCGCTGGTGGTTACCAGCTCGGCGACGGCAACCTCACCGAAGTCACGATGGGCGTTCAGTCTACCCCCGTCGCAAAGACCGCTGCGGCTACGCTTACCGCTGCGGAAATCACTTCTGGCATCATCACCTACACGGGCGCTGTCGCCAACCTGACGTTCCCCACTGTTGCTCTTACCGAAGCTCTGGTTTCCAGCGCCAAGGATAACAGCGCTTTTGAGGTGGTCATCATTAACATCGGCGCCACCAACACGGTGTCCGTCGTGGGCGGCACCGGCTGGTCCACTGTTGGCTCGCTGGCTATCGCTGCTGGCGTGTCCGCCCAGTTCCGCGCTCGCAAGACCGGCGATCTGGCTTGGACCCTGTATCGCATCGCCTAATCAATCGACGCCCCGTCTACGGGCGGGGCGTCACCTCACAGGTACACCCATGATCTATATGCGCCATCCGGTTCACGGCACCAAAGTTGCCGTCATGGAAGCCGAAGCGATTTATGATGAAGAGAATGGCTGGAGCCGCTATACTCCCGGCGAAGCCCCGCCTTCTGACGAGTCAGAGCCGGTAAATGAACTTGCGCCCCGGCGACGCGGTCGCAGGCCATTGAATGAGGGAATAGCCAGCCATGACGACAGCCGGGGATCAGATTAACGGAGCCCTTCGCCTTCTGGGCGTTTTGGCCGAAGGGGAGACGCCGTCTGCGGCCACATCGCAGGACGCGCTGTTCGCGCTCAATCAGATGATTGACTCTTGGGGTACAGAAAAACTTTCGACCTTTACGACCCAAGAGCAGGTTTTTAATTGGTTGCCTGGCCGCATCAGTCAGACGCTTGGTCCTTCTGGCGATTTTGTTGGCGACCGCCCCGTTTTGATGGACGACGCAACCTATTTTGTGGATACGTCAACCGGCATTTCCTACGGTATCAAGCTGATCAATCAGCAACAGTACGACGGAATCGCGGTCAAAAGCGTCACCAGCACTTTTCCACAGGTAATGTGGATAAACACGAATTTTCCAAACATCGACATGCACATTTATCCAGTACCCACTAAAATACTGGAATGGCATTTCATATCGGCGGCGCAACTGACCCAGCCTGCGACGCTCTCGACCGAGCTGTACTTTCCGCCCGGCTACTTGCGGGCGTTCCGGTACAATCTGGCTTGCGAAATCGCGCCCGAGTTTGGTATCGAACCGCCCGCCACTGTCGGACGCATCGCGATGTATTCCAAGCGCAACCTTAAGCGGATCAACAACCCCGACGACATCATGTCGATCCCCTACGCCATCGTCAGCACCCGCCAGCGGTTTAACATCTTTGCCGGGAACTTCTGATGCAGACGCCCATCCTTGGCTCCGCGTATGTAGCCCGCAGCGTCAACGCTGCGGACAACCGTATGGTCAACCTGTTTCCTGAAGTGCTGCCGGAAGACGCGGGCGGTAAGACCTCGGCGTTTTTGCAACGCGCACCAGGTCTGCGGTCGCTCGCCACCATCGGCACAGGCCCGATCCGTGGACTGCACTCATATGGCAACTACATGTATGTCGTCTCCGGCAACAGCCTGTACCAAGTCGATAGCAGTTACCGTACCGTTCTGCTGGGCACCGTCGCCAACGACGGCCCCGTGTCGATGGCGGACAACGGCATCCAGCTTTTTATTGCCTGCGCCGGTCCCAGCTACATCTTCAACAACACCACCAACGCCTTCGGCCAGATTACCGACCCCGATTTCCCCGGCGCAACAACGGTTTCCTATCTGGATGGCTATTTCGTCTTTATCGAGCCCAACAGCCAGCGTGTGTGGACCACGGCCATTCTCGACGGCACGTCGATTGACCCGCTGGATTTTGCAAGCGCGGAAGGCTCGCCCGACAATCTGGTGTCGTCCATTGTGGATAACTCCGAAGCCTGGCTGTTCGGCACTAACACCATCGAAGTCTGGTACAACGCCGGAAACGCCGGGTTTCCGCTCCAGCGCATCCAAGGCGCGTTCATGGAGATCGGTTGCGCGGCGGCGTTTTCGGTCGCCAAGCTTGACAGCACCGTCTTTTGGTTGGGCGCGGACACACGCGGCAAGGGCATTGTCTATCGCGCCAAGGGCTACCGAGGCATCCGCGTTAGCACCCACGCCGTTGAGTGGCAAATCCAACAGTACGCCAACATCAGCGATGCAACGGCTTACACCTACCAGCAAGACGGCCATGCGTTCTACGTGTTGTCATTTCCGTCCGCCAACGCGACGTGGGTCTACGATGTAGCTACAGGCGCGTGGCACGAGCGCGCAGGGTTCGCTAACGGCGAATTTACCCGTCAGCGCGCGGCGTGTCAGACGTTTTTCAATAACGCGGTGACGCTGGGCGACTACCAGACCGGCGAAATTTACGCCTACGATTTGACCCTGTTCGCGGACGGCGGGCGCACCCAGAAATGGTTGCGTTCGTGGCGGGCGCTGCCGACAGGCACCAATAACCTGCGGCGCACCGCGAACAG